ACGTGAATTTGCCACCCTATGCAAGGAACAGGGATTTGATGTTCGTAGAACGCAACAGTATTGTGGAAATACAGGTGATGCCAGCGATTGTGTTGGATTACCTAATATCCATATCGAAGTAAAGCGTGTGCAAGCATTAAATATCGACAAAGCAATGGCACAAGCAATTCATGATAGCGAACATAATAACGTGATGCCAATCGTGGCACACAGAAAGAATAATGCTAAATGGTTAATCACCATGAGGGCTGATGATTGGTTCAAGATGTATAAGAAAGGTGGATTTAGTGATGGCTGTTAATGCATCCACATATGGTATTCCGTATAACTGCAAAAACTGGTTAGCATTAGCATCAGTAGTATGGGGAAACCTTGATACAAACGAGGCAATCAAGGTTATCGGTGGAAAAGGTAGCGGATTGCCTAAGAAAAGAACTATACAAGATGAATTCAAATTGATTGATGATGTTATTGCATTGTGTAAACAAGGTTTTAATAACAGACAAATCATGAAAGAATTGAACTTAACAAGCAATCAAGTAACAAGGGCGAAGATATGGGGTGATTGGATAAATGTTAGTAAAGAGATTAAATGAATATGTTGAATTGCCTACACGAGGTAGTAAATGGAGTGCTGGTTTAGATCTATATTGTCCGTTCGATGTTGTAGTACCAGCAGATACACAGAAAAAAATACCACTAGGGATAGCGGTACAAATACCTGACTTTCATGTTGGTTTATTGGTTCCTCGTAGTAGCATGCATAAGACACCGCTACGAATGGCAAATAGTATGGGAGTAATTGATAGTGACTATACAGGGGAAATATGTGCAGTATATGACAATGTATCGTGCAAGAATTACACGATTAAGCGTGGCGAACGTATAGCACAGTTGTTAATTGTTCCAATATTATTGCCTGAGGTAGAAGAAACAGACCGATTATATGAAACGGAAAGAGGCAGTAATGGGTTCGGTAGTACAGGGAAGTAGACAGTAAATAGACAGAAAAGACAGTAGAAAGACAGAAAGTAGACAGTAAAAGGAGAAAACAAATATGAATAAATTAGTATTAGCAACAATGATTATGGGTGTAATTGGTGGCAATGTGTTTGCAAATGGTGTAGTTACAGGCCCTGTAGAGCCTAACACACAAGCACCAGTAGTAAGCGGTTATAATTCTGTAGCCGTAGGGGCAAATACAGTGGTTACAGGCACTAATACAATTGCAATTGGCCGTGATAATAAAGTAACAGGAAATGATAGTGTTGTAATCGGTGGTGGCAATGGAACAGTCGAAGCTGATCAAGCAAGCGTAATTGGTTACAACAATTACGTAGGCAACAATAAAGAACAAACTGTATTAGGTGCTAACAATACTGTAGACAATCAAGGTGCAGTAGTAGTAGGCACACACAGTGTAGTGCGTGGTATTGATGCGGTAGTCATTGGCAATAATGCATCAGCACCTGTTCAAAATTCCGTAGCGATTGGCACGAACAGCCAAACTGACAACCCTGTAGGTGTTCGACAAGTTGTATTAAATGGGGTAACTCACGTGTTCGCAGGTGAAAGCCCTAATAGCGTAGTATCCTTTGGCAGTAAGAAAAGCGATACATACAGCGGAATTAGCAATTACAACCGCCAACTGCACAACGTAAGTGCAGGCCGTGTAGACCCTAGCAGTTTAGATGCAGTAAACGGAAGCCAGTTGTTCGCTGCATATGACGAGATTGAAACCAATGGTACACGCATTGCACGCAATACTACGAATATCTCTAATTTGACCTCTAAGGTGGATAATGGATTTACAACGATTAATAACACTATCAACGCTACAAACGAGCGTGTAGGGCAAAATAGCCAAGCCATTTTGAACAATACGGAACGCATTACAGATTTGGAACGTAATACAGTAGGTCAAATCTCAAACGTGATGCATGAGGTAGCAAAAGCTGGTGCATCTAATGCAGCACTAAGTGCGTTACACTATTTAGGTTACAATTCTGATGACAAACTAACATTTGCTGTAGGTTACGGCCACTACAAAAATGCAAATGATGTAGCACTCGGTATGTTCTATGCACCAACAGAACACGTTATGTTTAGCGTAGGTGCAACGCTAGCCAATAAGATGATTAATGCAGGTGTATCCTTTAGACTTGGTAAAGGTAGTGAATATGAAACTAACCATAAAGGCAAAATCAAACAACTTGAGGAATTGGTAAATCAATTAGTAGCGGAAATTGAAGAATTGAAAGCTGGTAAATAATGAATGAGATTGAACGAGATATCGAAAGAATAGAAGATGAGCGTAGAATATCAAGACTTGCGATGGCAAGACATTTAGCTGTTCTTGATGCAGAACGAAAGTGTAGAAATAATAGTTTGTTTTCGATTTTGTCAACAGGTTTATTGATATGGACTTTTGTGTTGTTGATTTGCATAACAATCATGATGTTTTTACCATTGTTTAAGTAAGGAGCATAAGTACTATGTGTACACCAATGAGCAGATATACAGGTGATGTAGATAAGCTACAAACAAAAACAAAAGACTTCAAGGCAATGGCTAATATGAATGCAGAAAATAATAGAAAGGCAATCCGATTTGCACAAGAGTTATTCTTCAATGCGATCATGGGTGTATCGCTAGTAGCTTTAATATTTGGGTTTGTGATTTTGATTAAAGTATTGGTTGGATAGATATAGGCGGTGAAATATCCGCCTTATCATAAGAGGTTGATATGTTAGGTTATAGCGGATACGTTGTACACTTTGATTATTTTATAGATGTACACGAAACAAAAGAAAGTGCTATGGAATTTCTAAAACAGTTAGCTTATGAAAGCGGTGAAAGCCAGTTTGTAGTTGGTGTGGCTGTTAAAAAAGATGATGGTATAGTATTAGAATTTCCTGATTTGTACCAATACAACGAAGCTAAAAAAGAATGGTATAAATTGTGGTGATAAAAAAATAACGAGGTAAAAGAAACATGAACAATAAAGAATTCACAGACTATTTATTTAAAATAATGCACGAATTAGGGTATAGAAAGGCCGAAGTCGCAAAAGGCTCAGTATTTTTTTATAAGTGCGATATACTCGTTGGAGTATGGACGCCTAGAATGCCCGTAGAATTAACTTGTTTCGTAGATGAGCCACAATGTATTGATATTGCAGAATATCTAGGTATTGTTGACTGGAGCAAAGTAAAGGTTGATACACCTATATTAGTTAAACAGTATGAACAAGATGAATGGGAAAAACGACATTTTGCATATTTTAAAGATGAGAGAGTGTATGCTTGGTTATGTGGTGCAACATCTTGGAGTGCTGATTATGAGGGCGATACAACCGATTGGAATCTTGCAAAACTAGCAGAGGTGTAAACATATGGCTGAAAATTTAATTACAATTGGAATGATATTAGGTGTTTCACCTTTTTTAGCAGCGATTTTAAGCGATGCCTTTGATACATTTGAAGAGGGATGTGTGCGAATGCTATTTATACAGGCGATAATTGGTATTGTGTTAATTATCTTTGGTCTTGGGGTTAGGTTAGGTGGTGAGTAATATTTGAATGAACCGACAAAAAGTGAAAAAAGATTAATTAGTAGTGCTAGAAAATACCTTGAGCCTGTAAAGACAGTTGATGAGCAAATAAAGTCGATCGCAAAAGAAATAGAGCAACTACGATGCAACATTACATCGATTAGTGCTATTGATTACTCAAAAGATAGAGTGAGCGGTGGCGGTGTTCCATGTGGGTTAGAAAATAGCGTAGCAAGGTTTATTGATACAGAAAAAGAACAACGCAGACGGATTGATGAATTGAGCGAGTACAAGTGTGATGTAATCAACACGATCAATAGCCTAACAGAAGAAATAGGCGGTACAATGTTACGTTATGAATACCTACTTGGAATGTCAGCTAAACAAGCACATTCGGTTTTTGAAAACCAATTTAACGAAAGACAGGCTATGAGGTATAAGGAAAAAGCGTTAATTGAAATAGGCAGGTTGAAATGTCAGTAAATGTCATGAAATGTCAGTAAATGTCAGTATAAACACCTAAAAACATATAGTAGAATATAAGGTGTAAGAGTTGCCAATGAGCAATTCTAAAAAACTAAATAGCAATTGAGGTGCGGTTTTATATTTTGTATTTGAAAATCAACGAGTATTGTTTCTAAGTCATTACAATCTATATTATTTTCTAACTGTACCGCACCTCTTATATTGCATTTTGTAAACTAATACCGCACATATAATCCGTTCCAATATTGCAATAACAACCAACTATACGTTTCATGAGATAAAACCTTAAGCGAAAAAATGTTACATACTACAAACAACTAGCGGTATTAGTTTAGAGAGTGCAATTGCATATTGAAAACTAAAGCTATATGTTCCGTTGGGAACCGAGTATTGTGCGAGAGTTAGACAGAGTGAGCTAACCATGATTACAATTCATATACTCGTGTTGGCGAATAGCTAACTATATAACTTTGGTTTTGAGTATGCAATAAAAATGAATAAAACTATCACATAATGAGGTATATCCACGGCGATATATCTCATTTTTTGTATAAAGTTATCAAAAGGGGAGAAATGATGACTGATATTATGTGTTGTAAAAGCAAATGCTTAAACAACAAGAAAGGAAAATGCACGGCTAATGTCATTGAATATGACGGATTATGCCAAACATATATCACACAGGGGAATGCAAGAAAAAGTACATGCGGTTTGTGTGTTAGATCTAATGGGAAGTTAAAGCGGAAAGGTGGTGAAGTACTAAAATGATTAATGCAATTAAACAATTCATTAAAGACAGAGCATTATTTAAACGTGCAGCACAAGATTTAGATAACAAAGACCTACAGGCGAAAGCAAAATATGCGTTTGAGCATAGAGACGATAACGTATTGAGTATTATTGATTGTCTAGCCATTGTGTGCGGTGTATTGATTATAGTCGGTATTGTGTGGTGCTTGATGTGAATTATCAACCTACAATAAAGAAACTACTTAAAGCATTACAAATGAATGGTAGGCGGTATGTAGTCGATGTAAGGCAATCATGGAGCAAATTCGATAAGCCTTGCAAGGTGTATATCGTCAATCGAATGTACACAGAGGAAGAGTACAAGCTGACATTTCCTCACAAGTACAAAAAGGGTAAGACCTTTAAACAAGGACAACTCTATAAGAAAGAAAGTGAGTATAGCAGTACTAAGCAACATGAAGTACTGCTATTTTTAGTTAGAACATATAAAGGTGGTGATTGATATATGGCAGATGCTAACACCTTAACAGAAAAAGAACGTATATTTGCAGATGAGTATATCAAGACTACCAATGCAACACAGAGTGCAATTAAGGCTGGTTATGCAGAGAAAAGTGCATCAAGCAAGGGAAGTCAACTATTAAGAAAAGTAAAGGTACGTAAATACATAGATGATGTAATGGAAAAGCGAAGTAAAAACACAATCGCAACTGCTGATGAAGTGTTGGAGTACCTAACAAAGGTAATGAATGGCGAAGAAAAAGATGCATTTGGTTTGGATACATCAATTGCAGATAGAACCAAAGCAGCCGAGTTGTTAGGTAAACGGCACATGCTATTTACTGATAAGGTGAAACTTGATGCAAAAATAGAGATTGATATATCAGACCGCATGAAGCAAGCAAGGGTGAAATCTGATGAAGTACAACAAGGCACAACTGATTGATGCGTTGGGGTCGTTTACGCATGATCCATTAGGCTTTGTATACTTTTCTTTCCCTTGGGGAGAAAAAGGAACACCACTTGAAAACTTTGACGGCCCTGATGAATGGCAAATTAAAATCTTAAAAAAGATTGGGGATGAATTAAAGAAAGGTAAAAGCCTTTCAAAGGCAATTAAAATTGCAATTGCATCAGGTCATGGCATCGGAAAATCAACATTAGTATCGTTTCTTATTTTGTTTGCTATGGCCACACACGAAAATACAAGAGGTGTAGTTACTGCTAATACAGAAAAACAGTTATCGTCTAAAACATGGGCGGAGTTAAGTAAGTGGTACAACCTATTTATAGGCAAGGAATTATTTACCTACACGGCAACCGCATTGTTTAGTGCTGATAAACAGTACGAGAAAACGTGGCGGATAGATGCTATTCCGTGGTCGGAAAGCAATCCTGATGCATTCGCTGGTCTACACAACCAAGGAAATCGTATCCTTATCATATTTGATGAGGCATCTTCTATAGCAGATATTATTTGGGAAGTTGCAGAGGGTGCTTTAACGGATAAGGAAACAGAAATTATATGGTGTGCATTTGGAAACCCTACTAAAAATAGTGGACGTTTTAGAGAGTGTTTTAGAAAGTATCGCAATTATTGGCATACAGAACAAATTGATAGTCGAACTGTTAAAGTTTCAAACAAAGTTTTGTTAAATGAATGGGTCGAACTCTACGGAGAAGATAGTGATTTTGTGAAAATTCGTGTTAGGGGTGTTTTCCCTAGTGCATCGGACACACAATTTATATCCGCATCAATTGTAGATGAAGCACAAAAGCGAATGTACAGAGTTGGTGAGTTTAATAACCTACCTGTAATCATTGGTGTAGACCCTGCATGGACTGGCGGTGATACATTAGAAATCGTGATGCGTAATGGCTATTCCATGAAATGCTTGGCAACCATTGAAAAGAATGATGATGATATGCGAATGGCTAACCTAATAGCACAATTTGAAGATGAATACAAAGCTGATGCGGTATTCATTGACCAAGGGTACGGAACAGGTATTTATAGTATCGGTAAGTCAATGGGTAGACGATGGCGGTTAGTTGCCTTTGGTGGTGCATCGCCTAACAATATGTACATCAATATGCGAGCGTACATGTGGGGCGAGATGAAAGAGTGGCTAAAAGAGGGCGGTTCAATTTCTAATGAGCAGGGCTTGTATGATGACCTCGTAGGGCCAGAAGCGATCATTGATAAGAATGGCCGTATCCAACTTGAAAGCAAAAAAGACATGAAAGAGCGTGGCTTACCATCACCAAATAAAGGCGATGCATTAGCCTTGACCTTTGCATTTAGGGTCACTAAAAAAGTAAATGGCAATCATAGAAGAGTAGCGAATACAGAGTACAAACCATTTGGGTAAAGGGGGAATGTGAATGTGTATGAAAGCTAAAGCACCAAGTGTTACTACACCAGCACCTGCACCAGTCGCACAGACTGATGACATGACGCAAAAGAAAGATGAACAATGGTTCACTGATAAAAAGCGTAAGAAAACTGGTTATGATAGTACTATCTTGGCTAGTGCGTTAAATCAAGCGGCAGGCAAAACAACATTAGGCGGTTAATATGAGTACTATCTTATCAAGCCTAGCAAGGCAACCTACAGAAAAGCAGGTTACAAAGCCTAGAGATTACAAGAAAATAAAAGCAAAATTCAATCAAATGTTTACCAATCGTCAAAAGTACGTTGAGAAATGGAAGATGATAAGAGATTATCAGTTACCATTCCTTGGTGTATTCGATGGCGAGCAAGACCAATCGAAACTATATACTGACAAAATACTAACTGGTATAGCATGGGAGAGTTGCCAAATATTTGTTAGTGGTGTAA